GCTCCGTATAGTTCAGGTCAAGAAAATACCGCTATGGGATATCTAGCTCTTAAAAATTTCACGACTGGTGGAAGTAACACAGCGATAGGTAGAAAAGCACTGGAGGATGTTAGCTCAGGTGGTTATAATGTTGCCGTAGGAAACGAAGCTGGGTTAAACCTTACAACTGGTGGTTCAAATGTTTTTCTTGGAATAAGTGCAGGAGGAAATACTACTGATGTAGATAAAGCAGTTTTCATTGGTGCTGGTGCTGCAACAGGAGTTGCAACATCAGCCGCAGATGGTACTGTTGCTATTGGATATACTGCTGCACAATCGCTTACTTCAGGCGCTAAGAATATTCCATCGGTTATGAAGCACTAAAAGCATTAACGGAAGGATATAATAATGTTGCTTTAGGATATCAGGCTGGAACTAGCATTGAGACTACAACATCAACCGATAATACTATTGTAGGTGATAGAGCAGGTACAGGTGGTTCAGGTGTAATGACATATTGTACTGCAATAGGTTCAGGTGCTTTAAACGGAACTGGTACAAGAAATTCATCGATGAATACTGCAATAGGCGTGAACTCGATGGGTGGTGCTTTTGGTGGAACTGTTAACTATAATACTGCTGTTGGTGGTAATACTATGACTGGAGCTCTGAACGCAGCTAATTATAATGTAGCTCTTGGATATACAGCACTTCAAGCTTTGACTACTGGCGATAACAATGTTGCAGTTGGTTATGCTGCAGGTGTTTCTCTCACATCTGGTGGTTCAAATGTTATGATTGGTAATGAAGCTTACAAAGCTGGAACCTCCTCTACAGTAGTTGCAATAGGTAGTGAAGCTGCTAAAACAACAACAGTAAACGATGGTGTTTGGATAGGCCCAAGTGCAAATAAGTTAGGAACTGGCGGTGGTGGTGGAACTATAGTAGGTCATTTTGCTGGTGTATATGCACACGGTACTGGTATGGTTAATGTTGGTCAAAATGCTGGTAGATATATGAGTGGTAGTTATAATGTATTCGTAGGACATGATGCTGGTTTGGGTGGAACAACATCAGCTCCTTATGGAACTGGTATACAGAATGTTGGTATCGGAACAGATTCTTTAAGAGCAATAACTACTGGTGATAAAAACACCGCACTCGGCGAAGGTTCAGGTGACAACATAACTACTGGTGATTTCAATACATATATAGGATTTCAAGCAAGAGCATCTGCTGCTGATATAAATGATGAAATAGTATTAAAAGCAGGAACTGATGCTTTAGCTGGTGGTGGAACAGAAACAATCAGAATAGGTGTTGATTCGGATTACATCGTTAATGACTTCGGTGAAAACGCTACTTGGACACACTCATCGGATAGACGAGTTAAGAAAGATATAAAGGACACCAACTTAGGATTAGAATTTATACTAAAACTGCAACCAAAAGAGTTTAAGAAAAAAGCTCCAAGTGAATATCCACCTGAGTTTGAACAATATAACTCTGAAACCACAGAACGTAAGAATCCAGACAAAACACATTATGGATTTGTTGCTCAAGAGGTTAAGGAAGCTATGGATTTGGTAGGTCACTCAGAATTTCCTGTTTGGTCTAAGCAAGATGATGGTATGGAAATGTTAGGTGAAACAGAATTGATTACACCACTTGTGAAAGCAGTTCAGGAACTAACAGAGGTGGTAAAATCTCAACAAAAAGAGATAGAAGAATTAAAAAAGAAATAAAAAATTGTATTTATAATATTTATGTTATATTTATATAAACTTAAACTAATATAGGAGAATAAGTTATGGCTGAAGAAGCAAAAGTTGTTGAAGCTTCCGACGAAATTAAGTTTTCAGAGGAAGAATTGAAAGAACTCGGTGAGTTACAACAAGGATATCAGGAAAAACAAGCACAATTGGGACAGATAGCGGTTCAAAAGATTCTATTGGGTCAACAGGTTGAGGCTATCGATAACAGACAGGTCGAGCTTGAGGGCGAGTATGAGTCGGTTCAACAAAAAGAACGTGAAATCGTTGAAAAGTTGAACGAAAAGTACGGACCTGGTCAGTTAGACCCACAAACAGGCGTGTTTACACCGATTCCTCAACAAGAGGAACAACCTTCTGAAGGTTAATGTGAAAAAAAACCTCTAAATTAAACATTTTGGGGATTTATGGTTATATTTATACTAGAATAATTTTTTATTCTAAGATTTAATATAATGAATTAACTAGGAGAAATTCAATGGCAGAAAGAATAGTTTCACCTGGTGTATTTACTCGCGAGAGAGATTTATCATTCTTACCACAAGCAATCGGAGCGATTGGTGCGGCTATCATAGGGCCTACACAAAAAGGCCCAGCCTTTGTGCCCACACAAGTGACATCATTCCAAGATTTCGAGGAAATATTTGGTGGTCAAGATGAGAGATTCTATACACCTTACACGGTAGAACAATATTTAAGAAGTGCAGGGGTTGTCACGATAGTGAGAGTCCTTGGCTTAGGTGGATACAAGGCAGATGCGATAAGACTGAATGTCAGTAAAGAGGGTAGCTCACCTGTTACTGAATCATTGGCAATTCTAGCACCATCGAGAGGTTCAGATGGGACAGGTGATTTATCATCTAGCTCTATAACCGCTGGTGGTAGTTGGAATGGTTTTGTATTAACAGTAAGTGGTAGTGATGTATCGGCCGAGACATACAACTTGTCTTTCGATACAGGTAGTGCGAACTACATCACAAAGGTTTTGAGTTCAGACCCACAGTCAACCAAAAGTGGTAACTCTGATTCATCCGTCTATGTATACAAGGTATTCAGTAGAAAAGCGAACTCAACTGGTTCCTACACACAGGCTCCATATCCCTCGGCATCGGTTGATGTTGACGCGGATGGTCTTGACTTCTTTAGTGGAACGAATACTGTTGATAACGATGGTAACGAATCTACTGATTGGACTGGTAACAAAGAGTATCAGACCGGTAGGACACCTTTCTTGGAATCACAACTAATAAACGGACAAAGATATAAACTGTTCAGAGTATACACTCGTTCCCATGGTTCGAATATAAACTCTGAGATGAAAATAGCGATAAGAGATGTCAAACCATCCGCAGATATCGCAGGTTCGGATTACGGTACATTTTCTCTACAGGTTAGGGTGAATAATCCAAACGGTATCGATGATGATAACATCATGGAACAGTTCGATAATTTGACATTCGATCCTGAATCACCGAATTACTTCGCAAAAAGAATAGGTGACAGGCATGTTGTGATTGACTCAAACGGTAAGTTGACAAACTTTGGAACTTTACCGAATCTAAGTAAACACATCAGAATCGGAGATTACAACTCTAGTACCGCTGGTGAGAATAATCTTTCTCAACATCCAAAAGAGGTAGTACCGATGGGACACCAAGCTGTGTATAACACCGTACCTGGTGGAACAGAGATTCCAGCCGTTGTTTTCAAATCAGACCAAAATAGTGAAATCGGAACCTATGATGCAAATGTATTCTATGGATTCGATTACCTATCGAAGTTCGTAAAAGATGATAACAATCAATACTTGGCACCGATACCAGCAACCGCTGCTTTCGGTAACAATGTATCGATGAGTATAGAGGATTTCTTCGGTAGTGCTGACGCTAATCCAAACGGAGAGTCAACTTTTGCTGACGCTAGTGAAAAAATAAGTTTGACCAACTCAACATTGGCACAAAGGAAGTTTGTTGTACCGATTCAATGGGGATTCGATGGAAGAAATCCGGCGACTCCGTATAACATAGGAACCGCAATAACTTCAGATAACACACAAGGTTTTGACCTTTCAAGTTCAACATCTAGTGGTAGTTTGGCTTATAAGAGGGCAATCAACGCAATCAGTAATCCTGACGAATTTGATATCAATCTATTGGTAACACCTGGTGTGATTCATAGATTACATTCTAATATTACCAACCATGCGATATCAAAGGTTGAATCACGAGCTGACGCTCTATATATTATGGATTCAGCAGCTGTAACGGATACCGTGGAGACAGTTTTGGAAACCGTTAAGAATCTTGACACCAACTATGTTGCAACCTATTATCCATGGGTATTGATACCCAATCGTGATAGTGCAATACCTGTTTTTGTCCCACCATCTGTGGTTCTACCAGGTGTGATATCATTCAACGACCAAGTCGCACATGAATGGTTCGCTCCAGCTGGACTGAACAGAGGTGGATTGACATCTGTGTTGGAAGCTAAGACAAGATTAACACATGCAGAAAGAGATGACCTCTACGAAGGTAGGGTTAATCCAATCGCTTCTTTTCCTGGTCAAGGTGTGGTGGTGTTCGGTCAGAAGACCTTACAATCAAAACCATCGGCACTCGATAGGGTAAACGTAAGAAGATTGTTGATTGCATTGAGGAAGTTCATCGCAAGTGCTTCTAGATTCTTAGTCTTTGAACAGAACACACAGGCTTTGAGGAATCGTTTCTTAAATATTGTTAATCCATATTTAGAACAAGTACAATCCAATAGTGGTTTAAGTGCCTTTAGGGTCGTCATGGACGATACTAATAACACACCAGAGGTCGTTGATAGGAATCAGTTGGTAGGTCAGATATTCATCCAACCTACGAGAACAGCTGAGTTTATCGTATTGGACTTCGTTGTTGAACCAACAGGTGCTACTTTTCCTGAATAAGTAAAAGTCACATAAAAATCAAAAGGCCCCTCTAATGAGGGGTTTTTTGTTTTAATTAAAAATTTCATTATTTGATATTTATTTATGAATAGAAATAAACGGACTTTTAGGAGAAAGAAGAATGGCTACATTAGACCCTTCAGAAATTATGTTTACACCGTTTGAACCGAAAACTAAAAATCGGTTCATTATGTACATTGAAGGAATACCAGCATATCTCGTCAAATCTGCAAATAGACCAACTATACAGTTTGAAGAGATTGTTCTTGACCACATAAATGTGAAGAGATATATAAAAGGTAAAGGTGCTTGGCAACCAATTGATATAATGTTGTACGACCCGGTCGTACCAAGTGGAGCTCAGGCAGTTATGGAATGGGTTCGTTTATCACACGAGTCAGTCACAGGTCGTGACGGTTACTCGGATTTCTATAAAAAAGACGTAACTTTTAATCTGTTAGGACCAGTTGGTGATGTTGTCGAAGAGTGGGTACTCAAGGGTGCTTATATCGAACAAGCGAACTTCGGTGAGTTGGATTATGCCACATCAGACCCAGCTGAGATAACACTAACGCTTAAATACGATTACGCAATCTTACAATTCTAAGGAGTAAAAATGAGTTTTATAAAAGAAATGTTATCTAGTGATGCTAAGATATCATCAAAGAGAACAGTTGGTTTTGCAGCATTTTTTATGTTGATTTGTAGTTGGGGTGCTGATACCTTTTCTGCATTTGAGGTCAAGGACAAGATATTGGAATGTTTTATGTACATTTCGGTAGTTGGACTTGGTGTTACTGCGGCTGAGAAGTTCGGTAAAAAATAAAATAGTTTTAGAACAAAATTAGTTATATATATTATTACAAAACAAAGGAGTCGTAAATGGCTAAATTTGAATTCCCCACAGAGGTGGTAGACCTACCATCCAAGGGATATTTCTATGTCGATGGTCATCCCCTATCTAGCGGTAAAGTAGAAGTAAAGTACATGACTGCTAAAGAAGAGGATATATTGACATCTCAAAATCTAATACAACAAGGTGTTGTGATAGAAACTTTATTACAATCTTTAATAGTTGATAAGACAATCAACATTCATGATTTATTGATTGGTGATAAAAACGCAATAATGGTTGCAGCTAGAATACTCGGTTACGGTAAGGATTATAAGTTCGAATATGAAGGAGAAGAACAAGAGGTTGATTTATCACAATTAAATCCAATTACAATTGATTTT